ATCACGTTCAAGCGCTGCTTCGGCTTGTCGTCCACCTTCATTGAGTTTGCGATGATGTTGTTTTCGTATGACCAATCAGCCACAACGTCAGCCGCGCCAACGGCCCGAATTGCTCGCAGGTCGATCACTTGGGCGCGCTCGTCCCACCAGACATAGAAGCTGCATTCCTCCGACAGCTTGCCGACCAACTCGCTAACGGCTGTCGGCTCAGTGATAAGCGTGGAAAGGCTATATGCGTCAAGATACGCGCCAACCTCGGACGCAATGCCGGAAAGGTTCACCAGTTGCGCCGGTATCTGCGCGTCGTCAACGAGTAGCTCCGTTAGAACGTCCGTAATAGCCTCGGCGGTGTACCTGCGACAAACTTGGATCAAGTCGCCCGTTTCGTGGTCACTCGCGCTAGAGCCGTCTGTCCCTCGCGTCACCCCGCTCCATGTCGTGTCTGGGTCTGAATACGCAATAGACGTATAGGTCATGATCTCGTCATTGATCCGCACAGTGCCGCTTGCTGGGTATTCGCCGGTAAAATCACCCGATGCCGTGAATGTCGTTGCGCTGTCGGTCATGTCGGCGCTTAGTGTCGCATTGCTTACGGCAGGAACTTGCGCTTTGCGGAACTCAGTCCGCGAGAGCACGTCACGGCAATGGAACGAAACCGCGTCTTCATTGAATGCCACGCTATCCAGAACATAGGAGCGGGTTTTGTAGTCGGCAAACTTCTGCCCTGCGTAACCGTCATGCACCTTGACGGTAGCACCAACACGCCCGAACTTCTGGCGCACCATCCACTTTCGCCAAAACGTCCCGCTATCCTCTGGGCGGGTCGTCCTGTCTGATAGGTAAGGGTCTTGCGTAATGTCCGAATGCGTGAAGTCTGAACAAGTGAAGTCCAACGTCGCCCGACGCCCTAGCGGCTCGTAATTGCCGTCCGCGCCGTTCAAGTTGATCCGTGCGCCCAGCGCAGAAAGACTGCCGAGGCATGGCAGAATGTATCTGTCGCGCGGCTCGCCCTTAACCCCTCGGCCAAGGTAAAGATGCTGGCTGAAGCTGTCGGACATGTCAGCGGGTGCCTTTTGGCTGTCGTAGAAATACGCGCCTGAAATGCCCCCATTCCAATTGTCAGTGCTTTCACCGTCCACCATAACGCCTTGGACTCTTCCGATTGCCCCGTTGTTGGGGGACGCCCACACGGCGTCAACGTCCGTCCATGTGTCAGTTCCCAGAAGAGTCAGCGTCAGATCAACCGGGTCGAACACCCAAAGCCGTACCGTGCAAGTTCCCGCCGCCACAAAGTCGATGTCACCATAAAGCCAAACCGACTTCCCCGCGAATTGAGATGCATCTACGGAAATTCGGCCAATGTTCGCGCTTGGCGGGGTTCCGCCATCACCTGCCCTGAATATCAGGTTGCCACTTGTTACCCCAAGGTAGGCACCAGCGACGCCGCTGCCCTGTTCCCATATGATCCCGTCAGGGTTGGAGGCGAAGCGGACCTCAACCCCAAAGAAAATGTCAGCGGTGCGGGTAAGCTCCGCGCTGGTGATGGTTTCGTCGTTCGCCTTTGTGACGTCAGCCGCTAGGTGGCGGTCTGGCGTGTCCCGGTAGTTGTCTGGGTCTTGGCAGGTTGCGCGGCAGTTGTAGCACTTCTGAGAGCCGCCAAGCGTCGCTGTGCATGGGGCAACCCCATAGACGTTTGCGCACTTGGGCAAAACGATCTCTACAACCTCAATAGGCTCGCGTCCGATTTGGTCTTCACTCATAAGAATGAACCTCCCCTTCTAGAGAAAAGTCGTGCAGATCACGAATGCCCATTGCGCTAGGTGCCTGCGTGCTGGCGCGCATGAAGTAGTCAACGTCCGAAGTCTCACCCGGTCGCCATGCCGCGAAAAACGGCTCTGTCTCGACCGCTTGGATGATTCCGTTTGGCCCGTCGATGTTCGCACGGACCCATGCGTCTGACAGGTGCGCCCACTGATAGCTTGCGGTTAGAATTGACCGCTTGCGGCTTCGCCCAAGAAGCTCACCGGACCCGCTGATATTGCCGAGGGTTTCCGTTTGCCGGTTGTTTCTGGACCGCGCAAAGCCCGCATAGAATGGCCGCGCCATTTGAAGCGCCAGACCAACACGAAACACGCCGATTTCAGGCAATACGCACCGATCAACAACAATACGCCAACGGCTTGACGTGACAGGCTCAAGAATGCACATAACCGGGCCATTGTCAGTTGGGGCCGACGTTGCAAGCGTTGTCCATGTGTCGTCATTGTTGCTGTCGTGCTGGAATTGAACCCGCCCGGCGCCTGAGAACAGGTTGTGCGCCGCAAGCGCCATGATGTCACAGCTTTGCGCCGCGAACAGATCAAACCTAAGCGTTGCCTCTGAGGCGTGTGTGACGGCTTCAGAAACGAATATGGTGCTGTCTGTTGAGCCAGCATAGCTAACGGTTTCCGCCCCGTCTGACAGAAGAAGCTCAACAACCCCAGCTGCCGCTAGGGGAGTGAAATAGATGGACAGGAGGAACTCGCTGTCGCCAAGGTCAACAATCTGCCCAACGCATCCAGAAGCCGTCCCAACCGTTCCGTCGCGCAAGTCAAAGAAACATGTGAAGCTTGATGTTCCGTCATTGGCCCGAACCTGCACCTCTGGCACGGTTTGCCGTGTTACCTTGAAGGCCACGACATGCTCGACAGCCGTGAAGGTGTAAGCTTGGGAAATGTCGTGTTGCCCCGTTGCCGTGGTTTCCGTGAGCGTGTTGCCGTCTGCATCGATAGTCAAGTTTGTGGCGGTCCACTCGTCCCCCGCCATGTCGCCCGCGTCTGACAGACCGTTTGAAAACGGTTTCCACCTATCAACGGTGGTTCCATTGTTCGCAGCCGTGCCGGGGTAGTCACTGACCTCGCTGGAGGCCGTGATTGTTTTGACCAGCCGTTGATTGCCCTTATGCAAGATCCGAGCATTCTTCAACGGCTGGTCGCTGCCGGGGAGAGTGTATCCTGTCTCGAAGTCAATTGTTGGCATTACCGCCCCCTTACAATAAGGCCGTCGTCCGACCCTTCGTTCAAAAACTCTGCAATCTGCACTGCCTGCTGCCGGTTGAAGTTGTCACCGATTAGCGTCAGTGAGCGCTGCATTGATTGCGCCGGGGCGTCGCCGCTAGCCTCAATTGATCCTGCGTTACCGCCGCCTGCTGACTTCTGGCCTGACCCACCTTTACCAACGCCCTTAATCGCGTTCACCGCGCCCATGCCCGCCGCAAGAACTTGCGCCATTGCTGCGAACTTGCCCCAGACCGGAATTGACGGGTCAGCAAGCGCTTGCGATGCCGCGCGCCATGCGTTCACCAATGCTTCAGCCGCGCCAAAGACCTTGCTGATCTGCATCATCTTTTCGTTGCCCTGCGCCAGCGCGCTAGCCATATCACCGAGGAAAGCGCCGGTTGCCTGAAGCGCGTCGCCGTGCCTGTAAGCATCAATGGCAACCATCTTGTCGCCGTGTTGCTGGTTTAGGTCTTCAAGATATTCGTAATACTCTTTGTTCTTGATCATTCCCGCTTCAAGCGCGTCGTCTAGTGTCTTTTTGCGCCGATCATAGGATGCAATTTCTGCCTCCTCTTGCGTCATAAGCGAGTTTTGCAGGGCTTCCAGCTGTGCCTCTAGCGGGTTTGTGCGAGCGCCGCCGCCAGCCCCGGAAGGTCTATCTTCGGGGGCGTCACTGCTGTTATACACCCCGTTCTTATCCTTACTAAACCCAAGCGTAACGCTACCAACGCGCGGGTCAACAACAGTCCCCCCGCCGATGGAGTTAAAAGCCCCAGCGATGTCTTGTGCGACACCCAAAACCCCCAAAAGGTTTGTTGTGATGTCAAGGTTTGCAAGGTCATTCGCCGCGTCAAACGCCGCTCTGATTTCGGTCTTGATGTCTTCCGACACGTCAAGCGTTGAAAGCTGAGACTCCAAAGTCTTTCGCTCTGCATCATAGCGAAGCCAAGAAACCTGCAAGCTGTCCTTCCCGTGCTTGGCTATGGCGTCACGCATTGCGGCTTCTTGCACAAGATCCGCGAGCATGCCTCTGGCTATTTGCTTGTCCTTGTTTTTAAGGGCGATGTGCTGCGCTTGCTTGTCAATGATTTGCGTCAGAATGCCGATGAACTCTTTTTCCTTGTCGGTGCGCTTCCCGTCTAGGTCTGCTAGAGTTATCGTTGTTTGTAGCAACTCCTTTGTCTTTGCGTGCTGCAACTCAATGTTGTCGCCCGCGCCCTTTATGGCGTCCCTAATTTCTAGGAACTCCTCGCCAAGCGCGTCCGCCTCGCGGCGCAAGTCACGCTGCGCCTGCGTCACGGTAAATATTTGGTTTACATCAAAGAAGCCGGTAACGCCTTGAGAGCCACGGAAGCCGCCAGCGCTGTCGTAAAAATCAGCCCAATCGGCAAGCGCCGAAGCCGCTGCGGATATGTCAGAAGCGCTTGCCGCCTCCGCAAGCTGCTTTTGCAGGTCAAGAACGGGCCGCATTGAAACAGCCAGTTCGCCGTATTTCTTTTTAAGCGTATCAATAGAAGACGAAGCAACAGTCGTGGCACCGTCGAAGTCTGAAATTACCCCGTCTAATTCCTCCATCTTTTCGGACAGAGACTCGGCCTTCTCCTCCGCGCTGCCAAACGCAAACGCAAGCGCTGGAATGCCGACCGCCGCAAGCGTACCGACGATAGCACCGACCGGGCCAAACGCACTTGCAAGCTGGGGAAGCTGTTGCGCCATGACAGTTGAGGCGCGTGTCCCCATCTGAAGCTGGACCGCAATATCCTGAAGCTGATAGGACGTCATTTGGATCTTGGCGCGGGTGGATCCGCTGACGTTGCCAAGCTTGTTCATTGCGCCGCCCAGCGCAGTTGACCCCTTCGCGCCCTTAGACGCCGCTGTTTCAAACTTATTTAGGGCAGAGCGCGCCGCTGACAACTCTGCTTTCAGGTCGTCAGCGTCCGCTGTAATCAGGATTGAAAGAGGGGTAAGTTCAGCCATTTTTCATCTTCTCACGATGGACTTTCCAAGCCCTGTCCCAATCCGCCGAAGTTCCGGTTTTGCGCGCCGGTGACTTCATTTCTTCTATACGCCGATTTGTCTCAATCTTGGCGTCAAATTCCATCCACCATTCCCAAGGGGACATACCCCAAAACTCGGAAGGCTGGATGCCCCAATCACGGGCGAGGCGATAAGCGGTTTTTATGAACCTCGCCCACGTTACTCCCCCGTGTCGGCGTCCCCCGCTTCGCCGGTGCTTTCCTCTGGGGCAGGGCGGGTAATAAGGGCGATGTATTCTGCCGCAATCCGCTGCGCATCAGGGAAGCCGGTTTCAAACGCCCATTCCTGCACCTCAGACAACTTGACCTTTTCACCAGCCGCCTTTAGGCCGATGTGGATCACCTGCGGCACGTTGCTTACCGTGAAACGCCACTTGGGGCTGTAAGGGATCCCCTCGCCCAACATGACGGTTTCAACAGCGGCTTCTCGGGTGATAAACAGCGGGTCTCCCACCTTTTCGGCAATCTCTACCGACGCGGCAAAGGTCGCAACTAGGTCACGATCCTCGCCACAGATTTCAAACGTCAGCTTGCGCATGGTTTCCCCTTATGCGGTCGATGCGGTGTAGGTGATAGCGCCCGACGACATGAAGGTTGCCGAGAACTCGTATGCACCGTCGCTTTCGCCCGAAAGCTCAAGCCCAGACAAATAGAACGTGCCGTCAAGGTCGCCCGGTGTCGCAAGGTCCGAAGGCAGGTTCGTCACAAGCGCCTGACCCGGCGTTGCGCTGAAGTATTCGGCAATCAGCACCTCGTCAGAAGTCACGCCAGAAGCCGTGATTTCAAGCGACTTCAGGCCGGGATCTGCCAGAAGCGTGCGCCAGCCGCTATCGTCGTCTGTGGTCACATCAACCATGTCGTTTGTCATTGAAACAGTCTTGGACTTGACGCCGACAAGCGTCGTAGCACTCCAATCCAAGGTAATTTCGCGTCCGTTAAAGCCAGCCATTTTTTCGGCCTCCTATTCAGTTTGCAAAGATACTAACACAAGCCTGCAAAACTGCAAAGCTAGATGGCATCATAGGTTATGCGGAACGTAATCACGTCCTGCGTTGTTAGCCCGTCAGGGTCTTCTAGTTCATTCATGCTGTTGAAAAGGCAATCAACAGTGTTTGCCCCTGTGATGGATAGGTCATGCTTATGCAGGGCAGCATAAACAGCCGAAACAATGTCACTCGTTGCCAAAACCGATGTGTCGCGGCTCCAGACGCTTACATCAGCCAGAACAGTCACGCCGCTTTCGTCGTCCGTATCAAACGGCGATGCTGTGAAAGCGCCAATCGTGATGTATGGAAACGCGCTGCTATCTTCGCTTTGCGCGGCCTGTGGCACCTTGGCATATACTGCCGCCACAGAAGCCCCAACCTGCGAGTTCACGCGGGTGTATAGCGCTTGGCGTAGTTCCTTGAACCTCATTTTAACACCCCATCAATTGCGGCCTTTAAACGCGGGTTTATCTCTTTCTTTTCCTGCTCGACAACGGGGCGAAAGAACGGGCGAGCGCCCATCTTGCGGGTGCCATATTCTAGGTGCAGGGCATAGGCGATGCGAGAACCGACAACATATGTCAGATCGCGGACCTTTTCGCTATAAATCGACTTCAGAAGGTTGCCTGTGTCGCTTGCGGGGGCTTCGCCCGGTGCCGAGGCCTGATGTGTTACCTGCCCGCGCTTGTAGATGCGGCCCGACTTCGCGCCGTGCGTGATTTTCAGAGCAATAGCGCCTTCCATTTCTGCGGAAATGTCGCTCAGTTCGTCGTCAGCGGCCATGCGGACTTTCTGGGGGGCTTCCCGCAGGTATTCCGTCAATTCCTTTGCGCCCTTTAGGCTGTAGCTGACCTTGCTCATGCCGCTGCACCTTCGCTGAGATCCATCACATGCCAAACGCCGCGCTTTTCCACGTCATTCACAAACCGAACCTGATAGCGCCGCCCGTTGACAACAACGCTGTCGGCCTCAGTGACTGCATCAGCGCCCTTGCACCACAAGCGCCACTGGCTGATTGCCTCGACCCTCTGCGACGCCCAGCGCTCAGAGCCGCTCATGCCCATGATGCCAACGCTAACAGCGCCAAGGCCGGAAATTGCCGCCCATGCCTTCGTGTAGCCGCCCGCGCCGTCTGACGTGTTCGTCATGCGCTCAAACGATGCAGTTGCCCAGATCAGGTTGGCCGCGTCCAGCACGCGCGCGACAACGAAACCGCCCGCTTCAACAATGTCACGAACGCTTAGAATGTGCCACGTCTTACCGTCTGCAACGAGAGTGTCACCAATGGCCGCTGCATTCGTGAAGCCCTCTAGGTAGGCCTCGCGCGTCTTGTCCTTTGCCTCGGCAATGGGAAACCCGCCCGGTGCCTTTTCGCCACCAAACACAACGCGCCCCGTGTCGGTGCCGTTGATTGTGCCTGTTAGGATTGCATCCGAAATTGAAGCCGCAACGCTGTCAAAGGCCGTTTTTGCAATGTCAGCTACACTAACCACGAAGCACCCTCACCTGACCAGAACCGCCCAGCGTGTAATCGGACAAAAGTCCGGTTACGGCTGGAAAGCGTGGCGATTGCCGTGCGTCAAAATACTCTGTCTCGGCCTCAACGGGGCCAGCCTTGGACCGGGAAACCTTCACAGCGCCAGTTGTAATAGCCGCGTATGGGTCAACCCCGTCAACCTCGAAGATATACGCAAGCTCGCACTGAGCATCCTTTACGGCCTGCGGAATAGTGTCAGGGTCCACCGGCCAGCCATCAACCAGCTTGTCAGTCAGGCGCGGCCATGCGCGGGCCTGCGTCTGGTATTGCTTCGATCCAATCCAGCGGAAATTGCGGCTAAGGTATTGCGCGGCGCGGCGAAGGTTCAACTCCTGCGTTGCCGTTACCCCGCTATAGGAGGCGTCGATGTTCGCAACGATATAGGCGGCATATTCCACCGCCGTTACGTAGCTGTCAGACGATGCGCCGCCAATTGTTGTGTCGAGTGCCATTAGAAATCACCCAAGAACATAATAGCAGCTAGGCGCTTGCGCAGGTCAGCAACGCCGCCTGACGTATCCGCCCCGTGCGCGGCAAGCCATTCCTTGACTTCGCCTTTTTTCATGGTGGCGATGTCGGATTTTGTCGGGATGTCTTGCGCGGCTTCGGCCTCAGACCAGCCGTGGGCCTTCATCCCATCCACTTCGTCGGGGTGAACGTCTGCCGACTTTCCGTCACGGGTCATTTTTACAGTCTTGGACATATCACACCTCGTTTAATCTCAGTGAAGGGGCGAACCGAAGCCCGCCCCTCTGACAAAGATTAACCCATCAGCAGAGCGATGTGCTCCGACTGGACAGCTTTGAAGCCCCATGCAAGATGAAGCTCCCACGTACGCTGACCGTACTGCGAGATATCCAGCATCAGGTAGGTCATGCCCATTCCGTCCGAAATCAGCATTTGCTGGATTGTCGGGTTTTCCGGCATGACCGGCGGGCGCATAACGCCAACAACAGCCGAACGGTCAAACGCGAGGTTTGGCGTGTAGTCGTTCCCAATGGTAATCGCGTCGTTGTCAGCCTCTGCGGCCAGAAGGCCGGGGTTGCCGATGCCGAACGAACCACCAGCCAGCGCAGTGTTCACAACGTACTTGTCAGCAGTGCCCGCGAAGGTCACAACGTCACCTGCAAGAATGGTGCCAGACCCGGTGTCTGCTGCAATGGTGGTGTCACCGATTGCCGACGAAGCGTCGTTCAGCAGATAGCCGGTGCCGGTGCCTTTGGTGTGCGCCTCGATTTGGCCAGAGGTACGCATTTCAAAGCCATACTGACGGCGAAGGATACCGGAGCGGCGCTCTTCGTCGCTACCGGCCTGACTGGCGTCCAATACAACGCCAAGTTTCAGAAGGTTCGCTTCAGATGTGGTGTCACCGACAAACTGAAGGTCAGCCATTGGCGCGCCGTTATCGCGCAGGATCTTGCGAACATCAGCAAGGGGCGTCAGAGCAGATGCAAACGGATTGGTTCCCGCTGTGCCAGTTGCGCGCGAAGCTCCGGTATAGATTGCGTCAATGCAGTCTGCCTCGGCTTCGTTGCGAAGCGTGCGCATGCCTTGCGCGACAAGCTGTCGAATCCATTCCTGCGAAGTCGCGCCATTGTCAAGCGAACGCTGCTGCTCACCAGTGAGATGCCAGTCAACCTTACGGCTTTTCGTGATCTGCACTTCAACGTCATTCGCAGTCGCGTCGCTGCCTGTGCTGGATACGTTCGCGGGGGTAAAGTCAGATGCCGCGCGGGTTGGCGCAACAGGAACTTTAACAACATCACCCTTGGCGACGCCCTTATCGTCAAAGCTAGAAGTGATAGCATCAACCGCGCCAAAAGGCTCGGCAGATACAGTTTGCGCAGCCGAGAAAAGGACCGGCTGCAAAGTGGTTAGTGTGTTAGCCATTGTCCGGCCTCCAAATTACGATTGAACTACAACACCGGGGTTTTCTTTAAAGAACGCCGCCTTCTGTTGAGGCGTCATGGCCTCAAGAGCCTGCACCGTAACGGTCGCCCCAGATGTATTTGATTTTGACGCTGGTGGTTTACCGCCCCCACCTTTGCCCTTGTCAGCCAGAAGCTCGGGCATGGCCGCTGCCAGTTCTTTTGCGAGGTCGCCATATGTGGCGTATCCATCGCCCCCCGATCCAGCAAGGGGGTTTCCATTGTCGCCCATGATACGCACTTTGTCGCCATCGTCAAGTTTAAGGCGATCCGTGCTCGTCTTGGCGAGCATTTCTGCAACTTTCGCCGGGAAGCCCGCTTCTTGCAGCGCGGCTTTCGTCTCGGCAATCGCGCCCTGCATCAGAACGCCGGTGTATTTCTTGTTCGCTTCGTCCAGCTTCTTTTGCGCGTCAGACTTGATCTGCGCAATGATAGCCTCCTGTTCTTCGCTCGACTTGCCCTTGCCGCCCGCTTTGAGCGCGTCTAGGGCGTCGTCCAGCCCGTCAGCGTTCTCGAGACCCAGCTTGCCCAAAACGCGCTCAACCGTGCCACGGCGGCGCTTTGCTTCGGTGCTGGCGTCAATCGCGCGCTGGTTTACTTCGTTGAACTTGTCAGCGCCAACCACGCCTTCCACTTGGAGAACATAGCCCCCGCCGTCCTGCTCTTTGTAAAAGGCTTGCGCCGCTTCATTGATGCCTTCAAGGTTTTCCACCTGATATTTGAGTGCCATTTGATACCTCATTCGCTGCGCTATACGGTGCGCC